CCTTAAGTTATGTAATCTCGCCCCGAAAGTATCCTCAAAGGCAATATTATCTCGTTTTTTTTGTTGCATTTATTTTAGAATCCAGTAAAATAGTCCGATATATGCTTAGTCAACATAAAACTTTAAAAGCGTTTAGGACTTAATATGGCACGAACAAAAATAGGAACTCCAGTTAAAGCCTTTCGCGTTACGGATGCTGCTGCCGTAAAACTTATCAATGAAAAAGCCGCTGCCGAACAGCGCTCGGCGGCCAATGCCGCCGCTGTAACAATCATTGAATCGTTAGGTAGCCAGGGCAATCGACCAAAAAAGTCTAATCACTGAACCGTATTGTTTCAAGATAAATCGGAAACGATTTTTGTAATGAATCATAGAAACGGAAAAAAATAAGGAGAAAAAATGAGAACCGAAACGAAGAAAAACTTGTTATTAGTGCGGAAAAGCCTAAAAGGTATTTTGAGGATTGTTACAGATATATTTGAAGGTTATGTTCCGCCATTTCAGCGACAAGCATTAGAGTTCGTAATTTATGGTAAAGAACCGCAAAAAAACGCATCAGGTGATATAACTTATTTAGTTGAAAAAATCAAAAAAGTTTTCGGCGATGAAACGGCGATTCGCCAGGGAATATTGGGCATTTACCTGCATAGTGTTCTGCCGCCGATGGAAGAAAAATATAATGAAGAGGTGGCGATTCAGACCGCAACCGATGAATTATTAAACCTAACAAACGGCAAAACTGTGCAGGAAATAAACGTTATGATTGAAATGCTTAAGGCAAACGGTTTTAGTAAAAAATACAAAAAATGCGGTTAATCGGCACATAGGAGTAACAAAATGGATTTTGTTTTGATGGTAAAAGGCAGGGATGCCAACAGCGGCAAAAAAACTTTCAAAGACATCAGACAATGGGAGAAGGCATTATCTGTCAAGGCTGTTGATGTCGAAAAAAGACAAATCAGAATTTTGGCAAGTAACGCCGATTTAGACCGAGACAATGAGCGGATTTTGCCAGAGGCTTTTAAAAACAGCCTGGACATTTTCAAGAGCAATCCTGTTATCCTGGCCGGACATCAGCATCGGCTTGACGATGGTTCACCTTCTGTTGTCGGACGCGCTGTTGATGTGTGGATTGACAAAACTGGCCTTTGGTGCATAGTGGAATTTGCGAAAACAAAATTAGCTGAGGAGTATTGGCTGCTTTATAGCGGCGGGTTTATGAAAGCCGTCTCTATCGGCTTTGCTCCGCTTGCCTGGAGCGATACCAACGAAAACGGCAAATCAGTAAGGATATTCTCAGCAGTCGAGCTTTTTGAAATTAGCCTGGTTGCTGTTGGGAGTAACCGAGCAGCTCTGTCAAAATCTAAGCAGAATAAAATTGACTGGCTGACAGACAAAAAAATTCTCGATGAAATAAAAAAGCAAAATCCTGACTTTGAAAAAGACAGTGAGGAATTTGCCGAGTTTCTCCTGGGCGATAATGAAGATAGTAATGCTGCTGAAATCGACGAGCTTAATTGCGGCGAAGAATCAAACAGCAGCCGATTTGAATTGGCCAAAGCAGTAAATCCACAAGGCAATTATGAAGAAAATGAACTTGTTCGATTAGTAACCAGACAATGATAAAAAAGGCTGAAATATTGGTAATGTTCTGTATGAAGCTGGCGTCTCACCGCTGCGATTACTGTGTTGCCGATATTGTGAGTTCAGGAAATGCCTGCTTATTAATTATCCATGATTTTTTCTCCTGATTTCAGGGCGGGTGTGTGCCCGCCCTTTTTAAAATGTAATTAAACTTGATTTAATGAGGTAATAAAATGTCTCAAGTATTTGAAGAAAAAGTCGCCGAAGGCTTCGAGGCCGCAGGCGAAAGAATGAACAGCATTGATATGAACATCAAGGAAATAGAGGCCTGCTATAAGACGCTGACAGCGCAGTTTGCGCGTTACGGCAAAGCTCTTATTTCCGGCACGATGGGCGGCAAAGATTATCCAGGCTTTTGGCCGAATGAAGGTATGGCTAAAGAATTTGGCATGCACGTATTGAGGGCTATCGGCGCCAAAATAAAAACTGGGGGTATGAGCACAATCGACCAGGGCAGCAATTTAGTACCAACAGAGCTTTCCAACTGGATTATTCAAAAACTTGGCACTTATGGCAAGTTTAGAAAATACGCTACAAAGGTTCAGATGGGCAGCAGCTCTCAGATAGTTCCAAAAGTAACCGCCGACCTGACTATTTTCTGTCCTGGTGAAAAAAACACAATCATAGCAAGCGATGTAAATGTCGGTGCGGTTACATTGACCCCCCGAAAATTTGCCTGCCTTACTGCTATCAGTCGAGAACTCGAAGAGGATACCGCAATCGGTATCGGCGAAATAGTCGGTATTTCCGTAGCGCGTTCGATGGCAAAAAAAGAAGATGCAATCGGCTTTACGGGCGATGGTACTGAGGAATTTTTCGGAATGTAGGGTTTTGTTGCCGCTCTGTTAGCAGTTGCTGATGCCGTAGAAGATATCCCAGGCCTGATTATTGGCAGCGGCAATGCTTATTCAGAATTGACACTTAAAGACTTTCGCAACGTAGTCGGTATATTGCCGGACGATGCGGACGATAATGCCCGATGGTATATGAATAAGAAATTTTACTACAGCGTTGTTTATCCCCTGGCAGAAGCGGCAGGTGTCGCAAGCATCTTTGAGATACTTTCAAACGTTAAAGGCAGATTTTTGTTAGGCTATCCGGTTGAGTTTATAAGCGCTATGCCTGCAAAAGAGGCCAATAGTCAAATCTGTGCGGTTCTCGGCGATTTGGAGCTCGGAGCAATGTTAGGTGAGCGTCGTCAACTTGAAATTGCCAGAAGCGAAGATGTCTTTTTTGTCAATGATATGGTTGCTCTGCGCGGCTCTGAAAGAATAGACGTATCAGTGCACGGCGTCGGCGATACCGAAGAGCCTGGGGCAATCGTAGCTCTGGCTACGGCAGGCTCATAAAAATAACGTTTTCTACGATGTAACCTGCCGTTTGAATAAAAATAATGAATCAGGTTCAAACGGCAGGCTTTTATAAAATGATTTTGGAAATATAAAATGTCGGATAAAGACATTAACATTCACGTTCGAGCGCAAGACACCGAACAGACTAAAAAGCAAATTGGTGATGTCGGCGGCGCTGCAGAGCAGCTTGGCAAAAAAGTATCAGAAGGCCAAAGGGCTGCGGGGGAAAGCACAGAAAAGGCAACTGAAAAATTCGGGCTTATGGGGCGTACCCTTGAAACCCTAAAAAGCCAGGCTTTGAGTTTTATTTCCGGATTTATCGGATTAGCGGCAGTTGTAAAGCTTGTTAATAACCTTGCCGATGGCCTGAAACGTGTACAGGATTTGCAAAAGGCAACTTATGGAAAAGGGCTTGATTATTCTGAATTCGGTCAGAGGCTTGCATTCCAGGCGGGAGCTCCTGGCAAACAACAATATTTTGCCGAACAAATAGCAGGGATTCAGCGGGCAGGTTTAATAAAAGATAAAGAGACGGTATATCAAATGTTAAGCTCTGCCGATACTACTTATAAATCCCAGGGGGGCATTAAAAATCCGCAAATTTTATCATTTTTAAATGAACTTGCTCCGACCATTGGCGCAACTCAGCTATCGCAAGGGGAAATAAAAAGCCTTTTCGAGCTTGCAAATAATGCGAAAATTGCCCCGACAGCCGAGGCATATAAAAAACTAATGGCAGAAGCCAAAGTTGCTGCCGATATTTCAAAGACAACGATGGGCGAATTTATAACCGGCTTTGAAGGGGCAACTGCCGGATATTTGGCCAAAGGCGGCACACCAGAAGCGGCAATGAGTACTTATTCGGCTCTCAGGTCTGTTACGGGCAGCGAAGAGGCCGCCGCATCTATTTTTAGACTGGCTGTTAGATTATCAGAAGGCGGGAATAAAAATTTTACAAGAAAAATCGAACGCAAATTAGGAGTTCAATGGGAAAATCTTAATGAGGACCAGCAGCTGGACTCGCTTTTGCGATATATCAATACTTTGCCGCCTTCACAGGTAACACAGATTTTAGCAGAACAAGGGGTTCAAGGGGCTGGCAAAATAGGGCTGCTGGCAACGCCAGAAGCACAGCGAGTATTTAAAACAACTCAACAGAAAATTGCAGTTTCAAACACTGAAGAGTTAAATCAGCAGACAAAAGCATATCGCGATTCGATGCTGGGAAAAAATATAGCAATCGCAACCAAATACGGAGAAAAGAACGTCCAAGAAGCACCGGAATTTGCAACCTGGCAGCAAAAAAAAGATGAAATACAAAACCAGTTTGAAGAGCTCCAAAAACAAGGCAAGGATTCATGGTTAATCAACGACAAGATTGAAGCTTCTGTAATGATGCTTAAAGAGGAGGCAGAGGACGTAAAGCGGTATATGAAAACCGTGCCTAAGGGCGGCAAGCAATGGAAAGAGGCTCGAAAATTACTATCAGACATACAATCTGATATAGGGACAACTTCCGGATTTATAGCACAAGGATTGGCTGAACTTCCTTTTCAGCCGCCGTTTGTGGAAAAAGTTACTCAGAGCTATTACAATAGAC